GTAAACGAAGCCATGTCCATTGCAGGTAAAGATATGCACCTTATGGTGTTTCATCCAGACTACGATGCTGAAGAAGCGGGTCTGGACTTTTTAGTTACTGAAGATGGTGTAGTAGACAAGAGCCTAGTTTACTGCATGGTATTTGTACAGAGGCTATCACCCTTAGACGATGCAGCATTAAGCTTGGAGAAGTCTGGGTATTATAAACACTTTCCTGTAGATGTGTTTCAATCATTAGTAATAGACAGACGGAGATTAAGAAATGTCTGACAATAAAAAAATGCCTACCCCAAAGCGTTCACCTGCTAGGGCAGTACGCAGTTTAGGCGACGCCGATTTAAAAAAACTAAAGAGTAAAATGGAAAACTTGTCTGGGCCAATAGGTCCAGCAAAAGCGGCTGCTTTGTTAAAGGCAGCTAATGCAGGTAAAGTTGATTTAGCAGATAGAGAAAAGGCTGTAGATTATTCTAAAACACTTTTACCTATTGTGAATAATGAGATAAAGAAAAGGAATGAAACAATGGCAACTAAAAAGAAAATGATGCGGGGCGGTATGGCAGCTAAGACTGCACCAAAGCGTATGCGTGGCGGCGGTATGGCTAAGATGGCTAAGAAAAAAATGATGCGTGGCGGTGTAGCGGCAAAGAAGATGATGCGCGGCGGGGCAGTAAAAAAGAAATGAGAAAGCAAGTAGTATATTATTTTGCATTAGCCCTGCTTAACATAGGTAAGCCGTTTACTTGTATTGGTAACTGGTTCTGGAAAAAGCACAGAGATGTGCTAGACTGGAATCAGTAATGCCGATACTAGGTGTAGGTTCAAAATTTCGTACTGAGGTTGTAGCCTTGTCTTCAACTAGCAAAACAACTGTATATACAGTACCTTCAAATTTTTCTTCACACTTGGAGAATTTGTTTGTAAGTAACAACCACACAGGTGCTGTAACTTTGAGCCTTCATCTTTTTCATGCAGATGATAATACAGAATATGATTTACTTACTGCACACAGTCTTTCTGGCGGTTCATATGAATCTATCTTTACTGTAGATAGACCACTATATTTACACGCTGGTGATATTATTAAGTGTACGGCAAATACAGCTAACAAGCTAGTTGTTACAACATCATGTGAAGAATTTTATGACCCTAACAGGTAGGAGATAGGAGATGGTACGTGTCCCTAAAAAACCAGTCGCTAAAAAGAAAACCACACAAGTTAGAGCGAAAAAGAAACCGACTGGAAAGGTTAGCCTTTCGCAAGGGGGTGCGCCTAAAAGCCCATCAAGAGTTAATGAAGCTGGTAACTATACTAAGCCCGGAATGAGGAAGCAACAGTTTAATCGTATCAAAGCTGGTGGCAAGGGTGGTAATCCGGGTCAGTGGTCTGCACGTAAAGCGCAGATGTTAGCCAAAGCATATAAGGCTGCTGGCGGTGGATATAAAAGTTAATGGAAAAACAAATTATTACTGGTTTGATGGCTATTATGATTGGTCTTGCTGGGTGGAACCTAAAGACAACGCATGATTTAAGTATTACTGTTAGCAACATGCAGGCTAGTCACGCAGATAAAGATGCTATTCAAGACATGAAAATGGCTATCCAGCGGCTAGAATTATTACTTTTACAAGACCAATGATTGTATTTGTTTTGTACGTATACTTAGGTGCAAATGTAATAGACAAAACACAGAAGTTTATAGACATGGATAGATGCCTCTACTTTGCTGAAAGGTTGTCCCGACAACAATCTGTTCCAGCAGGGGATGGTAAAAGAGTAAAAATAACTGCAGTATGTAGACCTGAACCCAAGTAGGAACCAACCAACATGATTGCCGAAACCCTCGCAGGTATAGCACTTGTAAAAAGTGCAGTAGATGGTATTAAAGGTGCTATCAGTACTGCTAATGATATAAGTGATATAGCTAGTCATATAGATAATCTATTTGCTGGCGAAAAACAAATTCAACAAGAACGTGCTAAAAAAGCTGGTGTAGGTATAACAGACCAGTTTGGCGTAGACAATGTGGCACGTGATGTTATTGATGCTAAGATAGCAGCAGAAAAGCTACAAGAAGTAGCCACTATGGTAGACATGCGATTTGGACATGGCACATGGAAGGGCATACTAGCTGAAAGACAAAAACGTATACAAGAAGCTAGAGAAGCTGCACTTAAAGTTAGGCGAGAAGCTATAGCAAGGCAAAATGAAATTATGGAAAATGTAAAGATTGCAGTAGGAGTAGCTGCGATTACTATAATTGCTATAGGATTTTTTATATTTGCTTTAACTGCATCTGCAATGGCTTACTCATTATTTACTTGACAATTAGATTTATAAGTGGTATAACTGTATTATGAAAAAACCTCAGAAAAGTTTAGCTAACTGGACAAATCAAAACTGGAGAACTAAGAGTGGCAAACCCTCCAAGCAAACAGGGGAGCGTTATCTACCGGCATCAGCGATTAAAGCCTTATCGCCAGCGGAATACGCCGCTACCACCGCCGCTAAAAGAAAAGGAACTGCTGCTGGTAAGCAATTCGTCAAGCAGCCTAAAGCGATATCAAAGAAAACCGCGCAATTCAGACGGGGAGCCTAATGCTTAATTTACTTATTGGACCTATTGCAGAAATAGCTGGCACATGGATGTCAGGTCAAGTCGAGCAGACTAAAGCCAAAGCGCAGACTAAGGTAGCTAAAGCGCAAGCAGAAGCTATCGTCATGCAGAAGAAAGCTACTGGCGAAATTGATTGGGACTTGGAAATGGCTAGAGGGTCAGCTAACTCGTGGAAAGATGAGTGGCTGACTATTTTGTTTAGCATTCCACTTATCCTAGCATTTGTACCCGGCATGGAAGATGTAGTAGCAAATGGATTTGCAAGACTCAACGAGATGCCTGAGTGGTATCAATATTCACTTGGAGTCATCGTTGCGGCTTCTTTTGGAGTTCGTTCAGCAACTAAATTCTTCGGTAAAAAATGATTACGGTAGAGCAATTCCTTGCTTGGAAGATATTGCCTCGCTGCATGATGCTGGCAAGCACAGTTATGTCTTGGCGATGTGCCGAATGGTTCATGGAACTAGACACGCCTACTGCTGCCCAGAGTGCGTTTGTATCTGTAGTTATGGGTGTAATGACGGGTGTATTTGGGATTTGGATGGGCCATGAACACAAAGGGGATACAGTAGTTGAAAAACGTGTCTCCCCAAGTAAATAAAAGCCCCTGTGTAGGTATTTGTATACTAGACAAAGACAGAATTAAATGCATCGGATGTGGACGAACCATAGACGAAATAACTAACTGGGGTAAAAATACAAGTGAAATACGATAGAAATATACTTATAGAAAAATTAATAGCAAGCGAAGGTTTGCGGTTACAGGTATATAAAGATACACTAGGAATTGATACTATAGGTATCGGCAGGAACCTAGAAGACCGTGGTATAACAAAAGAAGAACTAGACTGGATGGACATACCTAATATAGATGTCGTCTACGAAATGGGTATCACAGAAGCTGATGCGGTCTATCTAGCAACGAATGACGTACAGATAGTCGAAGAGGAACTGGTACGTGCGCACCCTTGCGTGGACAGTCTGGACGCTGTACGTCAGCTTATTGTCATAGACATGGCGTTTAATATGGGTGTACCTAGACTTTGTAAGTTTAAAAATATGTGGGCGGCTATCCACGATGAGGACTACCCAACTGCAGCAAAAGAAATGTTAGACAGTAGGTGGGCATCTCAGGTAAAAGGACGGGCCACTAAACTAGCTAACGCTATGCATAACGGAGAATTTTAGATGGCTGTCTACAAATCTAAGTATCAAGGTGAAAGTGGTATTTTTAAAGCCAACGAAACAACTTCAGGTCAAACATATAAAGGTAAGAAAAAGAAAGATGCACCATTCTTTGACCCCCATAGAATAATTGATTTACTTTTTGGAAAGAAAAAGAAATGACACGACAACTTACCGAAAAACAACAGATGTTACTCAACGTCCTCTTTGAAGAAGCTGGCGGTGATTTGGTGCAAGCAAAGAAACTGGCAGGATATGCTGACACTTCTAGTACTTCAGAAATTGTTAAAGGTCTTAAAGAAGAAATACTTGAGGCGACTCAAATGTACATGGCACGTAATGCGCCGAAGGCTGCGATGGCTATGGTAGGTGGATTGTACGACCCAACTGAACTAGGTATACGCGATAAGATGGCTGCAGCTAAAGAACTACTTGACCGCACAGGGTTGGTTAAGACTGAGAAGATGCAAGTAGAAGCATCAGGCGGTGTTATGCTTATGCCACCTAAAGCTATTGTAGAGGATGATGAGTGATGACACGTGAAGAATTATATAAAGAAGCAATGGAAGCGTTTAAAAATCCTGATACACGATTATCTAAAAATTTAAGAATGCATAGAGAAAGATACATGCTTCGTAATAAAGATAAACTTACAGAAAAAAACAATAAAGATTTAGATAAACTTAAAGTGCAACCTAAGTTAGAAGGAAACTACCCGGAACTTTCTGAGGAACAACTAGACAAGTTAAAAGTTAAACCTAAACTAGAAGGAAGCTATCCCGCACTCTCTGAAGAAGAATTGGATAAACTTAAACAGTACAGTAAGGGTGGGGCAGCTAACTCGCGTATAAAAACCGCAGATTATCGCAAAGGCGGTATGGTTCTATCTACAGTAGACAACCGCAAAAACAAATGACACGAAGCATAGGCAAGTGGAAGCTACCACAGCCAACAGATATTAAAGAACAGAACGAGTGGGTAGCTATACCACGTATTGC